AGGCGGAAGTGTTTGGGGATTTGTTGTTAACACTGATAAAGATAACAAGTTTCGCAAAGGCGATATCTTAAAAGCAGCAGGTTATAATGCTCCGGCTCGCAACCAAGCACGTGGTAACATCATTGACGGTGGTTATGCAATCCAGTGGACAGGTCCACTTTACTTAAACTAGGAGACATTATGTCAGATAAAAAAATTATTGCTCAAGATCCTGAAGACCAAGCAGCCTATGATGAGTTTTTTGCCAAGGGCGGCAAGGTTACAGTGTGTGATACAAATGCTCGCACAGAAGATTTGGTAATCAACCCTTGGCGCGGACGCGGCCGTCCCAAAGCCAAGCCAGCAGCAAAGGCAAAAAAATAATGTATTATGTAATTGGTGAAGATGAAAACGGCGAATTTGATGCATGGGAATATCTCACTGCTGAACAAGCAATGGCAGTTAGAAACGAGTACATCCTGCTCGGGCGTGAAAATAGACTGGGTAAAATGTCTGACCAAATGCAACAAACTGGTTGACCTTTTGTAGAAACTGTCGTATACTTAATTATAAGCTGAAAAAGCAAACACATTGAGGAGCTAGACATGCGTAACGCAAAACAAGAATCAAACACTATCAAATTTGAAACAGACGATCAGGTGATGAAACGTATCGAAACTCGCTTTAGTATCCTGCATGATATGACCAAAGCAGTTATTGCAGGCGATGTTCGTGCAATGATTGTAACTGGGCCTCCGGGTGTAGGCAAAAGTTATGGAGTAGAGCAAGAACTTGACAAAAGTTCTATGCTGGACCAGATTGCCGGACGTGGTATCAAATACGAAGTTGTTAAGGGTGCAATGACTGCACTGGGTTTGTATGCTAAACTGTACGAGCATGCAGACAAGAATCACGTTATTGTGTTTGATGACTGTGACAGTGTGTTAATGGACGAACTTAGCCTTAACATACTAAAAGCTGCACTAGATTCAGGCAAGAAGCGTGTGCTACATTGGAATGCAGACAGTGCTAAACTTCGTGCAGAAGGTATTCCAAACAAGTTTGAGTTTAAAGGTGGTGTTATCTTTATTACCAATGTTAAGTTTGAAAATATTCGTTCAAGAAAACTGCAAGATCACTTAGAAGCACTGCAAAGCCGGTGTCATTACTTGGATCTTACACTGGATACAATGCGGGACAAGTTGTTGCGTATCAAACAAATCTGCCAAACAGGTGAATTATTTGCTGGTTATGATATCAGCACAGAAACAGAAAATGAAGTACTTGGCTTTATGGACGAGAAGAAAGATGTACTTCGTGAAATGAGTTTACGGATGGCGCTAAAGATAGCTGATCTTACCAAAGTCTCTCCTAATTGGAAAGAACTTGCTGAGAACACTGTTATGCGTCGGAGGTAAACGGATTGTCATTTAAACAGATCTAGCTCCTGGACAATCCGCAACTAGGTGGGCAGTTGTAGCAATACACTGCCCATCCTTTTTAGGTAAAACTTATACTTGCAAAATACCAAAAGGACATATATAATAAACGTATGAGAACAGCAAAACTGATAATCAATGATGAAGTCAACTTAAAGATTGCCGGCTTGGAACTGGACGTTCGCAAAAAGCTGGTTAATACATTTAAGTATGATGTTCCGCATGCACGTTACTTGCCAGCAGTTCGTCTTGGACGCTGGGATGGCAAGGTTGCATACTTTCAGATGGGCGGTAGCACATACTTGAACCTGCTTCCTGATATTATTCCAATCTTAGAAGACTTTAACTATGACATTGAAGTAGAAGACAACAGAGATTATCAGACTGTGTTCAAGTTTGACCCTGTTGCTGAAGATTCATACAGCGATATACTTTGGCCAAAGAACCATCCAGCCGCTGGGCAATCAGTTATGTTGCGTGATTATCAAGTTGAGATTATAAACAGCTTCTTGGAAAACCCACAGTGCATACAGGAAATTGCAACTGGCGCAGGCAAAACCATTATGACTGCGGCACTCAGTGAGCGGGTGGAAAACTATGGTCGTTCAATTGTTATTGTGCCAAACAAAAGTCTGGTAACACAAACTGAAGCAGACTATGCAAACATGCAACTGGATGTTGGTGTGTTTTATGGTGACAGAAAAGAGTTTGGCCACAAGCACACTATTTGCACTTGGCAGAGTTTGAATGTGTTGCTAAAGAATACCAAAAATCACAGTGTAGATATTACTATACATTTTTTTTTAGAAGACGTTGTATGTGTAATGGTAGACGAAGTACATATGGCAAAAGCAGATGCACTCAAAACACTGCTAACAGGTGTGATGAGCAAGATACCCATGCGTTGGGGATTGACAGGCACAATACCCAAAGAGCCATTTGAGTTTCAAGCACTGCATTGCAGTTTAGGTCCTGTTATCAATCAACTTGCAGCCAGTGAACTGCAGGATAAAGGTGTGCTTGCAAACTGTCATGTTAACGTTGTGCAGTTGATTGACCATGCTGAATTTTCAAACTATCAAAGCGAATTGAAATATCTTTTTGAAGAAAAAGGCAGACTTGATACAATTGCAGGCTTGGTTGCAGAAGTAAATAAGACTGGTAATACACTTGTGCTGGTAGACAGAATATCAGCAGGACAAGAACTGTTAAGCAGACTGGGCGATGATGCTGTGTTTGTAAGTGGCAGTACCAAAGCAAAAGCAAGGCAGGATGAATATGATGAAGTGGCTACTGCGACGGGTAAAATCATTGTTGCAACATACGGTGTCGCTGCCGTTGGCATTAATCTACCACGTATTTTTAATCTTGTATTACTGGAGCCAGGTAAAAGTTTTGTACGGGTTATACAAAGTATTGGTCGCGGTATTCGGAAAGCGGAAGACAAAGACCACGTCCAAATCTGGGACATAACATCAACATGTAGATTTGCCAAAAGGCATCTAACCAAGCGTAAACAGTTTTACAAAGAAGCAAACTATCCGTTCACTGTTGAAAAGTTAGACTGGACAAAATAGATGGGCAGTTGTTACAAACAGGTGCAAAACTACATTGGCGCTGTCAGTGATGGTATTGTATTAGAAATAGGTAGCGACCGCCATGAAGGGTCAAGCTCATACTTTGCTGACATTGCCAAGCAACTGAACACAAAGTTTATAACACTTGACCTAGACGAACATATGTCGCAGCATCTAAGTTACCGTATACCAGGATATCTAAAACAGCATACTAGATTTATCCATTGTGACGGAACAGAGTGGACCAAGACTTGTAAACACCAGATTAGCGTGTTATATTTAGATAACTTCGATTGGGACTGGGAAGTTGGCACCTGGAAGTCAAGGATTGAAGAACAACGTGTTTGGTATCAAGAACGCGGAATTGAAATGAATAATGTTAACTGTCAAGTTGCACATTTAACACAAATGCAGAACTTATTACTGAACATGACTGACAACTGCATTGTATGTTTAGATGATACCTATTTACATAATGGTGTGTACATAGGCAAAGGAGGGGCTGTTGTGCCATACTTATTGGTCAACGGATTTGAAATTTTACTAACTCAAGATTACGGAGTTATTATGGGTAGGACTAAATGAGAATTTTAACACTGGACAACACTGTATTTGATTTAGATACACTGCCAGAAGAAATTGATGATATGCGATTTGCTATCTTTGATAACAGTGATCCTAGCAATCCGGATCACATGTACATTCCTTTAATCTTCTTAGAAACATTTAATAGCCCAGCACTGGTATTGAAAATTGGTAACAACGTCATGAAGATGCCCATTGATTGGCAGGTATTAATTGGCGAAGAAGAAGTTGGCGATCTTGAAATGCTACAACTAACCAGCATCAACGACAGAGGATTCAAAACTTTTGAGTTTAATCCGCTAACCAGTTTCTCTCCTACATACATGCCCATTGAGATAATTGATGTGTATCAAGATGTGCAGTGGTATGTACCCAAGCTGAAAAATGGGCAAATGTTGGCAGTGCCAGTAGAAGACAAAGACAATCCAAGGTGTGTGTACTTCGTCAAAGACATCAGTCGTAACTGCGAAGTGGTGGATTACAACAAAGCATGGTAGTATTATGGAATTTACAAACGGCATATTCAATGTAATAAAAAACAAGATGAGCGACAGTGCAATTTTAGCATTGATCTATACGTTGGGTCATGTTATAATAGCAATGAATGTTGTGTACTGGCTAACCGGCGCAAGCATATGGGAGGCTGGTGTAGTAGCACTGGTCGAACCTTGTATAAATGGCGTTTGGTTTTACTTGTTACACAGGCTATGGACAAAATACAATGAGCGATAAACTTAGCATTGCAAATGAAATGCGCTGTCTGGATAGCAAGGATAGAAACTTCTATGACAGTCTAACAGATGAAGAACGTAAAAAGTATTCAAACTTTCTAATGATACGTTGGAGCAGTGCAGTACAAGGACCTGCAGAACTGCAAGAATACTATTTGGTTGCGTGTAACGAGAGGCTAAACAAGCATTTCTTTGATATCAACAAGCATCAAAAACTACAATGGTTGTGCGCTACAAGCATCTCTCCAGGAATGGGCAATCACAAGCACCAATGGATCTCTCCAAAGAAGAAAGAAAAAGGCAACAACGAAGGCAAGAAAATGCTTATGGGACTGTATCCTGCTATGAAATCAGATGAGATAGAACTGTTAAGCAAACTTGTAACAAACAAAGAACTAAAGGAATACATGCGTGACAGCGGAGTCGCAGACAAAAAGTGAAATGTATGCATGCAAGTATTGTGGACGCGAGTTTAGACGCGAAAGCACACTGGCAGTTCACGTTTGTGAGCAAAAGAAACGTTTCCAAGAAGAAAAAGAAGTAGGCGTGCAAATTGGTTTGCAGGCTTTTT